AGGGAATGTTGTCAGGCTTGCATTACCTGAGATATGGTAAACACAGTATGTGGATAAAGAAAGCTCTACCCGCAATCAACGTAGCGTTCGAACTGGCGTATGGAAGGGTTCCCATGCCGAATAGGCACAGGTTCCAATGGTACACGCGCTACATAAAGTTCTTGTGTCGATTGCCGTGTGAAGGTCTTGCTCTTATCAAAAGTACTACTAGCATCTGGGAAGCTCACGCGGCTCAGACGTTTCAAAGGAAATATCGCCCCCTTGCGGGGGACTTGTATCCTCGGGGAACGTCTCCGAACCGCACCCATATTGCCAGTACGTTGAAAAGAGCAATTCACAAAGCGCCTTCATCTGAGAAAATCTCCAAGGCAGAGAAGGAGACGATCGCACGCTGGATGAGAGAACCCATCGAGGTTGAACCGTCTGTCCTTCGGGAGATAGAACAATTCTCAGAGAGGTACTTTGGAAGACCTAACGGAACCAGGTTAGAAGATTGGAGTGGTCGTAGGAGTCAGACCTCATGGCCAGTGCCTAGCGGCAACGCTTGTTTGGGCACGAAAGAGAAGGAAGGTGGGTGTGCTATGGGGCTTCAACCGCACATCAAAAGCTACAAACGTAGGCAGATGTTGTACGAGAAGCGGAGGAACATAGCACCACCAGTCTTCCGGCCTCCAGATCCAGGAATCGACACCACGCCAGCAATAGCTGGAGCGTGGGGCAACCCGAACCTAGAGGCAATTCGTGCGCAGATCAGAATCGCTGCAAGCACCTTTGTGAGGAATGTACAAGACCAAGGAATTGACCATCTCCTAGAAAAGTGCAACAAACCCACCGCTGAAGAGTATGCCAAGATGTGCCTCGAAGAGGTCACAAAGAAGCTCCCTAAAGTGAAGGTGAGTTGTTGCATAGAACTAGGGGGCAAGATCCGAGGTATCTCTCTCCATGACCCCATAAGCACGCACACCGCTAGGGTGCTTGGAAATCGCATGGTTGCGACGGTCAAAAGACATCCAGCTACGTTGGAGCCAATGCAAAACCAGAAGTTCTGGTTAGCTGGTCTCCCAGACGCAAGACTGGTGTCTGCCGATTTAAGCAAAGCCACGGATTATTTCCAGCACTCGCTCTCTCAAGCCATAGTCCGAGGGGCTGCCCGAGGGCAGGCCTGGACCACAGAGGAGAGAGACGCTATGTTGCACGTGATGGGCCCACAAGAACTCCCGGATATGAGGATAACCAAGACTGGGACCCACATGGGTCTGTCCGGCACGTGGGCGATATTGAACGTTGTCAATGCATTTGCTGCGTACAAGGCACGAGGAGATCTTCACACCACAAGTAGCCATAGGCAATGTGGGGATGATCTAATCGGCCTCTACACCAGATGCGAGCAG